CAGAACATACTCATGCAGTGAAAAATGTGATCAGCAATGTGACTCATCACACACCATCTTATTTTGGATATTGTCATTGGTTTGATCTAAAGGAAGTTGTTTCTTGGAGTCAACCAAGTTTCAATCAAAACATTCTTGGTGTTCTTGAGATGGAACGTTGTTATCTGAATACACAGAGTCAAAAGAATCTTGTTCTCCGACAAGCTTCTGAAGTATTCAACAAGAAAACGATTTCAAAATTGGATGATATTTTGACACCTCATCATTTGGGTGTGAAGGAATCTGACATTGTAAAACCAAATGAGAACACCGATAAGATTATTGTGTTCAATCATCGTCCAGATACATATAAGGATTTTGGTAACTTCATGAAGATCATGGAGGAACTTAGAACCATTAGACAAGACTTTACAGTATGGATTCCACTTCTAGAAAAATCAGACAAAAGTTGGATTACTACAGAGAAGTTCAACAAGCAACGTTACTATAAAAAGCTTCAACAATGTCGGGTTGGATTCTCCCCGAAACAGGTATATGGAGGGTGGAGCGTATCAACAACTGATGGTATTATGAATGGTTGTCCTTACATCATGTATGATGCAGATTATTATCAAGAACTAAATCCAACTGCAGACTTCTTCTCTAGTAATTCTACAGCTATAAATTTACTTTGTAAGTATCTTGATGATAATTCATATCGAAACCAAAAGTCTAGTGAGTCACAATACCATCTCAGTCAAAATCTAATTTATAAAAATGAGATTAAGAGGATGAGTGACTATATAAATGATATGATTATGCGTCAAAATTATGTACAATCTGATGTCACAAATAGATTGATTTCTATTATCAAATCGAAAGGTCAAGTCACCAAGAAAGAATTATTTCATTCTTATCTTGGGTGGGGTAGAGGAATTAAATTCGGTCCTTATCGCCGTGCATTAATGAAACACCCAAACATTTATGATACAATAGATTCAACCCCTCACTACTGTTGGAAAGATGAAGTGTGAAGTTCAACTCTATGTTGCAGGTACAGTCTTTTATGAAACTGTAATTGCAAAAGATTACAAAGAAGCAAAGGAAGTTGCTCTCGCTCGTAACCCTAACGCTAAGGTAATTGCTGTTACTGCTGTATTCAAATAATGTGGAGAATCTGGGCGAAAGCGTTAGGGGAAAAACATGGACGAACAGATAGAGAAGCAGATATTATTGCTGGCATACGCACCCTTATTTTTATTTCTTACTTGGTTACCAACCTTTTTATTATTAGTGGAGTAGTGAGGCACTGGAATGACGGAACTGAAAGAATGGTTGAATTCAATCAATCAAAACAAGAACAACTTAATTGACGATGATACAACTCTTGAGAAAGAGTATCCTCCGTTCATTATTAACAAATGCATGTCTGGTTTCATAGACACTGTATTGATTGCTAATGAAATGAATATTCATCCTGGTCTTCCGAAGAAGATGCAATATGATTTTTTTATAAATATTGTGAGACCGAGGAAAAGATTTTCTCCTTGGATGAGAAAAGAAAAACACGACACTTTAGACCTCATCAAAAAATACTATCAGTATAGTGATGAAAAAGCGAGAAGTGCTCTTAAAATTCTAACTAAAGATCAAATTGAATTTATTAAACAAAGGATGAATACTGGAGGAAAAAAATGAGTGAGGATCTTGAATACAGTTGGTCTCCTGACCAAATGATCGAAGTGACGCTAAAAGAACCAGATGATTTTTTGAAGGTTCGTGAAACTCTCACAAGAATTGGAGTTGCATCTCGTAAAGAGAAAAAGATATATCAGTCTTGTCACATTCTACACAAACAAGGTAAGTACTATATTGTTCACTTTAAGGAACTGTTTGCGCTTGATGGTAAGAGAGCAAATCTTTTTGTCAATGATGTTCAACGTAGAAATCGTATCTCACAACTACTTAGCGACTGGGGTTTGATTGAAATTGTTGATGCAGAAAAGATTGCCGATGCTGCACCTTTGAGTCAAATCAAAGTTCTTTCTTACAAAGATAAGAACGATTGGACTCTGGAGAGCAAGTACAACATCGGTAAAAAGAAAACAACTGTTCAATCTGTATAACCATCGTCGTCTTCTATACTAGTTATTTTGTTTTTAATATTTAAATAGGAGTCCTTGTCGGAGTAGATCTCAGATTCTAACTCGGCAAGGATTTCTTTTAGCTTTTTATGAATTTCTTTGAGTTTTGATTTTTCCATAACTAGTCTCCATTTTACTAGCTATAAAAAAAGAGGGGTCATATGACCCCTCTTTGTGTTCACTTCTGATATGTGTGTCCGCGATAGCAGAATGTACCGTGGACCTCATCAGCAACACCATGCTTGCACTCAAACTTCACGCCACGATAGGTAGTGTGCATGATTTGTGCATCATGAAGTGCGTTTGCTTTTTCGATCTGCTTTTTGATTAGAGTAAGTGTGTTCATTGTAGGTCTCCTAAAGGATGGGTGAGTTTTAAGTCTCCCGTTCCTTCAGTCGTTTGCGTCCCAATAGTATCTACACTCTGGTACATAGTCCTTAATGGTCTCGACCAGCTCTACCTTATACTCTGGCTCCAGATACTCATTCTTTCTAATGCGAAGCATTATAGCATCAGCATCTGAACATGCCATAGTGGTCGATAGTAATAGTTCTATCATAGGGATGAACGCTCCGTTCCGCGACTTACTTGCGTCTCATTCGCTATTCGCAAATAGCGAATGGGATGAACGTATGGTCATTATAGACCATCATAGCTATATAGTCAAGTATGTTTGTAACATTTGATACAGTGTTTATGTTAATAAATAACAATGTGTCTTTCGTGCGGCACATCTCTACATTCGGAACTTACGAAATAATGGTACGGGTTTCGCACCGTACCATTTTTTATATTCTAAGATATATAATAATGGATGCCTTCGGGGTCCACACAATCAAACTCGCTTAACAAGGAGCATACCAATGACGGGACTTAGAAAGTTCACGGCAAAGGATCTTAATGCCGTGGTAGATGCTGTAGAAAGATACAGTGTTGGATTAGACGACATTATGTACAGACTGCATTCTTATGGTGCTGGGTCTGTTAACGAAGCATATCCCCCTTACAATCTGGTAAAAGAATCAGAGGTAAAGTGGAGGATCGAAATGGCACTTGCTGGTTGGTCGAAGGACGAGATTGAAGTAAGCACGGAAACAAACGTCCTCCTAGTCAGGTCAAAGGCAGCGAAGGCAAAAGGAGAAGAAGAGTACATGCATCGTGGAGTTGCAACTCGTACCTTCGCTAGAGGTTTTAATTTGGCTGATGATGTTGAAATTAAGAATGTAAATTTTGAGAATGGAATGCTGGTAATCAATCTTCAGAAGATTGTTCCAGATCATCAGAAGTTAAAGATCTACGATATTTCATAAATAGTATTACCAAATATCGTCGGCGCAGACGGAGGGGTAACTGGCAAAATCCAGTTGACACCCCTCTTTTTTTATGGTACTGTGGCTGAAACCAGGAGTAATCTATGAATCTACATGTAATCGAATTGATCAACAGTACAATAATTGTTGCTGATGTAGAAGAATTGGATGAAGAACCTTCTTGTTTTCTAAAAAATTGTAGGGAGATTATTGATGGGGAAGAGATTGAATTAAAGAAATGGCCAAGGTATACTGATGAAACAGATACCTTGATTTATTCCAATCGTATTGTTACAATATCAACTCCATCTGAAGAGATCGCTGCACTTTACAAGAAGACCATTAATTCATGAATTTTTACACCAACGTTCAACTAGTCGCAGATACAATTTTGTATCGTGGGTATGAGAATGGTGAACGGGTGATGTATCGGGATAGTTTTTCTCCCGTACTATTTGTCCCATCTCAGAAACAAACTAACTATAAAACTCTTGATGATAACTATGTAAAACCAATCAAGTTTGGTGGTGCTCGTGAAGCACGAGACTTCATCAAAAAATATTCTGATGTAAAAAACTTTGAAGTTTACGGTTACGAAAGATTCCTGTATCAGTATATTGCTGACAAGTATCCACAGGATGAAATCAAGTTTGATATGTCAAAGATGAATATCATTACACTTGATATTGAGGTTGAGTGTGAGAATGGTTTCCCAGATGTAGAATCTGCGGCAGAATCTCTGTTGTGTATTACTATCAAAGATCTCAATACAAAGAAACTTGTTGTCTGGGGAACTCGTGAGTTTGAAAACAAACGTGATGATGTTGAGTTCGTTTATTGCTATGACGAGAAAGATCTTCTAGATAAATTTATTAATCATTGGGTGCAGAATACTCCAGACATTGTGACTGGTTGGAACGTGTATCTATATGATATTCCTTACATCTGTCGTCGTATTGAACGTGTGTTTTCAGAGAAACACATGCGTTCTTTGTCGCCGTGGAATCTCATCAACTATCGTGAGTTTGTAGTTCAAGGACGCAAACAGATTGCTTATGATCTTGGTGGTGTTTCTTGTCTGGACTATCTTGATCTCTACAAGAAGTTCACTTACACAAACCAAGAATCCTATCGTCTAGACCACATTGCATTTGTGGAACTAGGTCAGAAGAAACTAGATCATAGTGAGTACGAAAACTTCAAAGCTTTTTATACTCACAACTGGCAGAAGTTTGTTGAATACAACATCCTTGACGTGGAACTTGTTGACCGAATGGAAGACAAGATGAAACTGATTGAGTTGTGTTTGACGATGGCTTATGACGCAAAACAAAATTATGAGGATGTGTATTCTCAGGTAAAGACTTGGGATAATATTATCTTCAACTATCTCAAGAAAGACAACATTGTTGTTCCCCCAAAGATCATTCACAAAAAGGATGCTGCTTATGCTGGTGCATATGTTAAAGAACCTATTCCAGGTAGGTATGACTGGGTGGTCAGTTTTGACCTCAACTCCCTATACCCTCACCTCATTATGCAGTACAACATCTCGCCAGAAACGCTGGTGGATGAGAAACACCCAAGTGTCACGGTAGATAAGATTCTCTCTCAACCAGTTTTGTATGACGAGAAATATGCTCTCTGTGCAAATGGTGCTCAGTATCGTAAAGACTTCCAGGGTTTCCTTCCGAAACTTATGGAGAAGATGTACAACGATCGTGTGATCTTCAAGAAGAATATGTTGCAAGCAAAACAACAGTATGAGAAAACTCCTACGATTGAATTGACAAAGGAGATTGCAAGGTGCAACAACATTCAGATGGCAAAGAAGATCTCTTTGAACTCTGCTTATGGTGCAATTGGTAACGAATACTTTCGTTATTTCCGAATCGCAAATGCAGAAGCGATTACTTTGTCTGGTCAAGTCTCTATCCGTTGGATTGAGAATAAGATGAATTCTTATCTAAATAAACTGTTAAAAACGGAGGAAGTCGATTATGTCATTGCTTCTGATACCGATAGTATCTATCTTAATATGGGTCCTGTGGTTGAAAGTATATACGGTGGGAGAAAGGCTACTAATGAAAAGATTGTTAATTTCCTTGATAAGATCTGTCAGATGGAACTTGAAAAGTATATTGAAAGTTCTTACCAAGAACTGGCCGAGAAGGTAAACGCATACGATCAAAAGATGCAGATGAAACGGGAGAACATTGCTGACCGTGGAATCTGGACTGCTAAGAAACGATACATTCTTAATGTGTGGGATAGTGAAGGTGTTCGTTATGAAAAACCTAAACTGAAAATCATGGGTCTTGAAACTGCAAGATCTTCAACTCCATCTTTCTTTAGAGATAAACTCAAGAAGGCATTCACCATCATCATTAATAATACAAACGATGATCTAATTAACTTCATTGATCAAGTTCGTCGTGAAACAAGGAAACAAGATATTGTGGACATCTCCTTCCCTAGGTCTTTAAACAATTTGGAGAAGTATAAGAGTTCTGCAGATCTTTATAAAAAGGGAACACCGATTCAGGTTCGCGGTGCTATCTTGTATAACACTATGGTCAAGAAACTGAAACTGGGGAACAAGTATCCTACAATTCAAGAGGGGGAGAAGATTAAATTTGTCTATCTCAAGGAACCAAATCCCATTGGAGAAAACATCATTGCTTATTTTCAAACTCTCCCATCCGAGTTTAAACTAGATAAGTATATTGATTATGATATGCAGTTCGATAAGAGTTTTCTTGAACCCCTAAAGAACGTGCTTGACACAATTGGGTGGCAAGTTGAGAAGAGAGGAACTCTTGAATCTTTTTTCTCTTGATGGTATAATTTGTAAAACTGGAGTATTTTATGAGCTTTCTTAAATCTGTAATTAAAGAACTTGATAATGAATATGCATCTGTTGTTGAGGATGGAGTCGCAGCAGGTGACTGCGATTCTTTTATTGATACTGGTTCTTATATTTTTAATGCGTTGTTGAGTGGTAGTATTTATGGTGGACTTCCTGCAAATAAGATCACTGCTCTTGCTGGAGAATCAAGCACGGGTAAAACATTCTTCGCACTTTCAATGGTCCGATATTTTCTGGAACAGAATCCGACTGGGGAAGTAATCTATTTTGAATCTGAATCTGCTATCACTAAAGGTATGATGAAGGAGAGGAATATTGATACCTCTCGTATTGGTCTTGTTCCTGTGACTACAGTCCAGGAGTTTCGTACTCAATCAATCAAGATTGTGGATGAGTATATGAAAGTCAAGAGGGAGGATCGTCCACCGTTGATGTTTGTTCTTGACAGTCTTGGTATGCTTTCAACCACCAAAGAACTGGAGGATGCCACCGCAGGCAAGGAGACCAGGGACATGACCCGTGCCCAGATCACCAAATCCATCTTCCGTCTCCTCACACTCAAGCTAGGGACCGCAGGCATCCCTCTGATCGTCACCAACCACACTTAT